AATACAGGATCTATTATTTTAAAAATAGGCAATACTGTTAAAACTATAAATTCTGATTACACAATTGATTATGCAAACAAGCGACTGGTTCTTCCAACAGCACCAATTGCAAAACAAATTTTAACCATCTTTGTTATTGGATTTTCTGGATCAAACATATTAGATCTTGATTATTTTGTCGGAGACGGTATCACTACTGAATTCGTCACAAAATCTCCATGGCTCGATAGCTTTACAGGATTGGTATATGTTAATGGTGTAGTTGAAAACCCAGTGTTGTTCAAAACAGACGACACTTACGAAATAAACAATTCTGTTGGAATGCGATTTGACATGCCAGTTGCAACAAATGCTCTCATAAATTATATCATAGTTGGTGGAGATACTCGTACATTTTCAGTTACAAACTCTGAAATAATTCCAACAACAGGCAGCACCACTTATACATTACAAAATCTTGTGGGAAGATCTTTACCCAACGAAACCAACATGATTGTACGTGCCAATCAAACTATTTTAAATGCACCTGTTAACTCTTATTTCACTATCAAGAGCAATATATATTCGTACCCGTTGGATGCAAATCGTGTGACGCCGTACACTATTTCAGCGCAGGACGTTATTGTGGTGGCAAACAACGTATTGTTAGTTCCAGGAAACGATTACAGTGTTGATTTGGCAGGTGTCACTGTACAACTTACAAGATCTGCTTACAGCAGGTATAGAAATACCAAATTAACAATCAGTATAACAACTAATGCTGGATATTTTTACAATCCAACCACTAATCAAATAACATTTACACAGGCATATACCAGCTCTGATGTTGTACAAGTGACCAGTTCGTTTAACCACAACACATTAGACGTTGAACGAACCACACTGATGGTCAAGTCTGCTGCAAATTTAACCCCAGAAACTGTACAGTATTATCAGTATCAGTCAATTATTGGCGGATTAATCACGCTGGCCAGAGCTGTGTTGAATGAAAGTTATGTGTGGGTAATAAAAAATTCTATATTACTAGTACCTGGCGTTGATTACAAATTGTTAGACGACCATTTGTCCATCCAACTAACAAATTCTCTTGGTTTAACTGATAAAATTTCGTTGATGACATTTGGTAGCAATGTCATCACAGCAGGAATCTCTTACATGCAATTTAAGGACATGCTGAATCGCACAATTTACAAGAGATTAAACTTGTCCAAAAGAACAGAACTACTTACAGATTTGCGTTGGAACAGCACCAGTATTGTGTTGGTTGACGGCAGCAATTTTCAAGAACCTGACACCGTAAGAAATTCACCAGGTGTAATTGAAATTAGAGGTGAGCGTATAGAGTATTTTGCAAAAACAGGAAATGTGCTGTCCAAACTGCGCCGAGGCACCGCAGGCACTGGTATATTTGACTTAAACTATGCTGGAACCTTTGTGCAGGACATTGGTTCAGCTGAAACTATTCCTTACAACGACTCTGTACAAACTGTACAGGTGTTGTCTAATGGTACTAATATTGTAAAATTAAGTTTTGCACCAACCAAAGGTAATCAAAACTCCGTTGATATGAATTACGAACCAACAGGTGTTCGAACTTGGTTCTCTGATGCTGGATACTTACTGATTGGAACATTTGACCCAGTGTCCAGTTATAAAATTAAAGATGTTGTTGTGTACAACAATTCCTACTATCACTGTAGAAAAACAGTGAGTTTGTTATCCAGTAGAATATTTGGAGTAGATTACACACCAGCCAATTCCACATATTGGACCTTGTATCCAACCAGTATTCCAGTTGGATATGGACAGACAGACCAAATTGAGGTATTTGTGGGCGGGTATGATGATATCACAGTGTGGACACCAAACACAATTTATAAAGAACTTGACATTGTCAATGTTGGTAATTATACCTATCGAAGAAAATTGGGAGCTGCTCACACCAGTAAAAACACATTTGCCAATGACAATGCAAATTGGTCGTTCTTTATAGGCAACATCAGGTTGCAAAAACAACCGTACAAGGTCTTTAATATAAATCAAGCACCCTACAGCCCAGCAGGCGATGTGACATTTGACGCTGATTTTTCTGTCAACGGCACAGCTAACGAACTTAGATTAACTAACAAGTTAGCAGTTGGCACCACAGTAACAGTGGTCAAACGCACACTTGAATTGTGGGACAGCAGCACAAACATCATGAATGACGATGGTAAAATAGCGTCGTTCATCAAAGCTGCTCCGGGTGTTTGGTACACACACTACCAGCTAAATACGGGAGGCCCAGTTTTAGTGGAATCTTCTTCTTCTTTTGACAGTGCCTCAACAAGATTTGACGGTGCTGACCTAACATTTGACCAGGGATAAAAAATGACAAAACAAATTATTGAAACAGGATCGTTAGCAAATGATGGAACTGGCGATACACTACGTACTGGCGCTCAAAAGATCAATGCAAACTTTACAGAATTGTATAATTCTATCTACTCCTTGCCTACCGCTGGAGTAGGTTCCGTGGGCACGTTAGGAGGCGTCAAGGTCGACGGCACATCTGTTGTGATTAGTAACGGAGTTATCAGTTCTGCAGGTACAACTGCTCCGGCATCGACAACGGACAATGCAATCACAAGGTTTGACGGCACTACAGGAAGATTGCTTCAGAATTCAGTAGTGACCATTAGTGATTTTGGAGCAATTGTTGCACCAGTTGCAAGCAGTGTTATTCCTTTTCACTATGACAATCAGGCCGCATTTCCAAGTGCTGTTACATATCATGGAGCTATCGCACACAGTCATGCAGATGGAAAGATGTATTTTGCACACAGCGGTGCCTGGACAGCTTTGGCCAGTGTTAACGATATTCCGTCAACAGCTGCAGTCTTAGCTGTTACAAGTATTGATGCTCTAAGTGATGTCAACACATCAAGTGTGATTCCTACCAACGGCCAGGTATTGGCTTGGCAAGCTAGTACAAGCCAATGGAAACCGACCTCAGTGGCCGGTGCCGCCGGCGGCACTGTGATATCAACCACTGTGGTCAGCGCCAACGGTTTTGCTGGAACTGTTGCAACAGCTACATCAACTCCTGCCATCACTATCTCAACCAGCATCACAGGAGTATTAAAAGGCAATGGCACTGCAATATCAGCTGCAACCGGCGGCACTGATTATGCTCCGGGTACCAGCGCATTGGCAACTGGTATTGTTAAAAGCACCACCACTACAGGCACTTTGACTATTGCTGCAGCAGGAACTGATTACCAAGCACCTGTGAGTGCTGTTGGCATATTAAAAAGCAGTGGCGTGAGTGGTAATGTGAGCGCTGCTGTTGCTGGAACTGATTATCAAACTCCAATAGGCACAATTAGTGGCATAGTGAAAGGCAATGGAGCCAATGCTCTCACAGCTGCTGTGGCTGGTACTGATTACCAAACTCCTATAACATTTACCACAACTGGATCCAGCGGCGCTGCAACTTTTAACGGCACTGCTTTGAATATTCCTCAATACACTCCTCTAGCTGCAAGAAATTCAGCCGCCGCCACAACAGCAGCATTGGCAAATGACGCCGCTGGAAATATCACTATAACTGGTTGGAAAAGTTATATGCTATTAAGTATTGAAACTTCTGCAGCAGCTTGGGTAACTGTTTATACTTCTTCTGCTGCAAGAACTGCTGATGTAAGTAGACCTATCACCACAGACCCAACACCTGGATCAGGAGTAATTGCAGAAGTTATTACAACTGGCGCAAGCACACAAATATTTTCCCCAGCAGTATTTGGATTTAGTGATGAATCATCGCCGTCAATTGCTATACAACTTAAAGTAGTTAATAAAAGCGGCAGCGCAACAGCAATCATAGTGGCAATGAAGCTTGTTCGACTAGAGGCATAACATGAAAGATCCAATTCCACATCTTGGTAATCCTGATGACCAAAGTTTAAAAAAGTACATTGTTACTTTAAAAAACTTTGATGATTCAACAGCATTTTATGATCATATGGAAACAGACGTTACTGGTATTGATAATGTGTTACCTGCTAGATCTATAGAATGTGTTAATCGTAGACCGTCTAGTAGGAATACTGAGTACATGATGACGTATGACGAAGCGGCAATGGTGTGTAATGACTCGCGAGTTTTAGCAGTTGAATTGAATCCTGAAGACCTTGGATTCATTAAAACGCCTTTTAGTTTTGAACAAACATCTGCTCAATTTAACAAAGCAACCGCAAGCAGTGCAACGGATATTAATTGGGGACTGCTCCGTGTCCTTAGAGCAACAGACATCGGTAACTGGGGATCAACTGGAACAATTAATCAATCAGCTTCAATAATATCAGATTCCTCTGGCAGAAATGTCGATGTTGTGATTATGGACGACGGATGCCCATATCCAACAACATTAGAATATCAAAAAAATCCAGATGGTACTGGTTATTCTCGAATGGTAGAATACAATTGGTATCAGCATAATCCGGTAGTTACTGGTGGAGCTGTTGGAGAATACTCTTACAGTAATAACAGACTACAAGAACATGGCTCCCACACCACAGGCACTGTTGCTGGTAATACTCAGGGCTGGGCACGAGATGCAAACATTTTCAATATAACCTACATTGATTCAATTGATTATGTAAGAGAATTCCACAAAAATAAACCAGTCAATCCGTTAACTGGTGTAAAAAATCCCACAGTAATGAACAACAGCTGGGGTTATCGGGCCGCTGCCTTATCAACCTCTTCAATATCTAAACTAACAATCCGAGGTGTTGAATACTTTCCAACAAGCGGTACATCAGGATCTTATGTGTGGGATTCAAACATTATACAAAACATTGCTAGATTAAACATTGGAGGCGCATTTCCTTCCGTGGTCACAGCAGTTGATACTGATATGATAGAAGCAATGGCTGAAGGTATTATCATTGTTGCCAGCGCAGGTAATAGTTATTTTTATCAAGATGTAGTTGGTGGATTGGATTACAATAACACCATGGTAAGAAACGGCGTCACAGTGTATATTCACAGAGGTAGTAGTCCGGGAGCAACAGACGGCGGCACTGAAGGCACAAAAATTATTTGCTCTGGTGCAAGTGGTCAACATAATGAAACATCTGGGGCAAGTGTATATGATGCAACTTCAATTGAAGTTGGAGATTACAAAGCAGAATTTAGTAATTATGGTCCTCGTATTGATTGCTATGCACCCGGCTCTGCAATACAAAGTATTTGGAAATCAGGACAAACGTTGTATGACGCTAACAACACCACAGATCCTCGAGTTGCAGCACTGGGTCTTTCAGATACTGTTAATAATAATTTTAAAAAATGTCCAGGAACCAGCATGAGCGGTCCACAGACCGCTGGCGTGCTGGCGTGCCTTGCTGAAAAATATCCTAGAATGACACAAACTGATGCTAGAGCGTATATCAAGAATTCTTGCCCTTCTACTATATTAAGTACCAGTGGCGGAGCGCAAGATTTTAAAGACGCAGGCCCATCATTCAATTCGTCTAGTAATGTACAGATGCTTATACTTCGTGGAACAAGACACCCAACAGCAGATGTTGGAGGATATTACCCAACACCGTTTCCTTCAGTTGTTGACAAACACAGACCACCCACTGGCCAAACTTACCCAAGAAGAAATACTGTACACAGTTTTAATAAAAATGCAACTTTTGCTTTGTCAACAGATTATTCAACAAGGACCAATGGACAAACCGCAACCATCACACTTGCCACTACCAACATTCCAAACGGAACACTTGTTCAATATTTAATAACCGCCAAACCAACATCACAAACCACTACTCCTACAGTTGTAGACAATGGCCTAAGCGGCATTTTTTCAGCAAGCGCCACAATACTTAGTGGATTTTATTTTGATACTAGACCAAGTACTGGTAATAGATTTGAAACAACTTCCAATGCAGCATCTAATCTAGTTATTACAAATAATCTAATTGGCGCAGGCTCTTTAACATTATCAACTCCAACCACACCCGGTGCGCTTACTTTTACAGGATCCGCAGACGACGGATATTGGACGGTACCACTGCCATTTAATATTACATATTTAAATCAAACATACAGCAGTGTGTATATAGGTACTAACACTTATATCACATTTGGCGGTGGATCTGTGGCCTATGCACAATTAGGTCCATCGGAGCCTCCTTATCCTAAAATTATGATATCTGCGGCAGATAACAAAGCATTTCAAATTTATCAAGGGGTTGAAGGAACATCCCCAAATAGAACATTTAGAATTAGATGGGAAGGACATCACATCTATAATAGCACCGATTCAGGCAATCCCACTATGATTTATGAAGCTACTTTTTATGAACAATATCCCACAAGGGTTGAAATACACACTGGAGTTAATGCTAGATGGGCTTTGCAACCTGCAATAGCAACTCCTCCGTTTTCTGTTTCTAATATCAATAAGGCGCTGGTTGGTACAATGACAGTTAACAATTCTCAGTCAACATTGCCAATAACAATAAGCACCTTAACTGGATATGTTATGAATGTTCGCTTGGGGGTATTTCCCAGCCCAAGCATTGATATAACAATAAACTAGCAGTTAATAAACATTGATAAATATAAGATAAAGAGAGATCATTATGCAGACTAAAGACCAGACTGGAATACACATAGAAGGCCATATTAAAATATATGACCCTGTTTCCGCTGAAGTTTATATTAATAAACGCAATGCCATCCACTATGAAAATATCAGTATTGCCATGGCCCAGTCGTTGGCCAACGCAAAAGAAGGCGGATTTATCTACCAAATGGCATTTGGCAACGGCGGCACAGCAATTGATCCCACAGGAATTGTCAGTTATCTTACACCAAATTCATCAGGCGCCAACGCCAGTTTATACAATCAAACATACAGCAAGGTAGTTGACGAAAGAAGCAGCACTAACACAGATCCCACTAGAAATTTTACAGAAGTTAGACACACCACTGGCACAAATTACAGTGATATTTTTGTTACCTGCTTGCTGGATTACGGCGAACCCAGTGGACAAACCGCATTTGATACCACAACTGACAACAGCAGTACCTTTACTTTTGACGAACTTGGCCTGGTGAGTTACAGCACAACCGGACAAAGTTTGTTATTGACACATGTTATTTTTCACCCAGTACTTAAAAGTCTGAATAGACTTATTCAAATTGATTATACTGTGCGTATTCAAAGTCTAACTGGCCTTGTGGGAGTATAAAATGACTTACCAAGTTTCTTATACTGATACCACAAATCCAAACAAAGTACCAATCAGGGTTGCAGATGGCACTATTAATTCCGCGTCAACCAGTTTAAAATTTGTTGGCCAATCTTATCCAAAATACAGTGAAGCAATTGCTGAAGATTTTTTACATCTGTTAGAAAACTTTGCATCGCCATTTGCTCCGGGCACTGACACCAATAACCCAATGGGTCCTCCACTTCAAGGACAACTGTGGTACGATACCAGTGTTAGTATACTAAAAGTTTATGACGGCACCAACTGGTCAACAGCTGGCAACTTGAAAAAAAGTTCGTCAGCACCAGCTGTTGCCAGCAGTGTGGCTGGGGATTTGTGGTCAAATATTGCAACAAATCAATTGTATTTTTTTACAGGCAGTAACTGGGTACTTATTGGACCACAATTCAGTGCAGGTACACAAACTGGCCCAATTGTTGAAGAAATTATTGATACAAGTAACATTGCCCACAGTGTTATATCCATGTATGCCAATAATTCTAGAATCAGCATAATAAGTAAAGAAAAATTTATACCCAAAGCCACTATACTGGGTTTTGCCACAGTGAATCAAGGCATCACACTCAGCACAGTTGATGCAACCAGCACAGTGAGTCCAATTAGATTTCATGGAACAGCTGTCAGTGCTGATGGCTTATTGGTCAACGGTTCTGTAATTAATGCAAGTAATTTTTTAACCACAGACGGTACCACAAACATTACCAATTATCCGTTCAACATTCGTGTTGACACTGGTATCAGCATAGGTTCCAACTTGGGACTCAACATTGGCGTAACCAATAACACACCCACAATCACATATGGCGGAAGTGGCTCAAATTTAAATATTAGATTAACCAATTCCAGCGGCGTTCTAACCACTGTTATTCATGCAGATCCCTCGGGCAAAGTTGGTATTGGAGTTGATAAAATAGATCCGGCCACAGCATTGGATGTGGCTGGTACTATCACAGCATCCACGGGTATTAACATACTGGGCACAACTGACGCTAGTTACAGCACCGGTACATTGTTTACCACAGCTGCAGGAAGTATTGTTTCTCAGGGCGGTTTGGCAGTGGCAAAGAAAGCCATTATTGGCAACAATTTGACTGTGTATGGACAAAGTTTCTTCAATTATTATGATAACACATCAACACCAATTGCAGCTCCGGTATTGGTACCTGGCTATAGCACTAACGCAGTTGAAGCAACCAATTTGGCAATCCCATATGTGGCAACGGGTGTGTATGATATTGGATCACTAACGCGACCTTTTAGAAACATTTATGCAAGCAGCTTTGCTGGAAATTTTTCCGGAGTATTTTCTGGCATATTAGAAGGCAGCGTAAGTGGATCTGCGGCTCTGTTGGCCAGCCCAACTATTTTCAGCATTGCTGGCGATTTAACCAGCAATTCTGTAAGTTTTAATGGACAAAGTGAAACTGGCACTGCTGTTTTTAATGCAACTATCAGTTCAAATGTTATCAGTAGTAAAACAGCTGCTACTGATTCGTTTGTTGATGACCAATTATTGGTTTTTAGAGCAGGTTCTGGCTTGCTAAAAATGGCCAAAAGTGTGTTCACTCAACATATTGCAGTTGTGCCTATTGCTACGATTCTGCCATTTGCAGGCACAACGTTGCCCACCGGTTACTTGTTCTGCGATGGATCCGAGGTTTTAATTTCAGCATACCCGGATTTGTTTAGCGTTATTGGTTTCACTTACAAAAATACAGTGTATTTGCTGGGTGCTGGAACATTTGCACTGCCAGACTTACGAGGCCGTTTTCCGTTAGGCGCTGATAACATGATCAACGACAACAACACTGTTCCCAGCAGAACCGGCGGCACCCAGATTAATACTGTTACTGATTTGAACGGCAATTCCAGCACTTCTGCACACAGAGTCAATGAAGTCACGGCCAGCGTAGTGGGTTCAGGTAATGCAGCTGCAACAGGGTCTGTTGCACTTACTTCTGCCAATTTGCCAGATCATACGCATACTTTGAAAAGTGCCGCTGGTGTTTCATATTATGCCGGAAGTTCTCCAGGCAGCGCATCGGATTCTGCCAGCGGTGCCACAGCAGGTTATGGTTTAAGTGGTTCTAGTACAGGTTCTGGTATCCCTAATACTGGGATAGTCAACGGCGCAACTGGATCGGGTATTAATGTAATGAATCCGTACCAAACTATTAACTACATAATATTTACGGGTAAAATTTAATGAGCTATAACATTACACTCACCAATGGCACAACGTTAACCAAAGTTAACGATGGTACTATAAATCAAACAGTTACAGACCTCACACTTATAGGTAAAAATTCCACAGGGTACGGTGGATTTTTTAATGATAACTTTG